AGGTCAGAGATTTAAGCGGCGAAACCATCAGTCGCGGTCTGGCCGTGCGCCTGATAGGTGGTACACAGACAGAAATTGCGGGAAAAATGTTCCGCAGCACCTGTTACGGCGACTTAGTTCGGCCGTTCAGGAACAAAAATGGCACTTCACGCAAAGACGAAATACTGAGCCGTTTCAACAGCCTTGCTGAAAGTGTTAAAGCGGCCAACTTACTTAAAGCAGAAAGCAAAGCGCACAAAAAGGAAGGCTAAAAGTAAAAAAACATTTCACTTTAAGAACTCTCTAATATACTGTTTTTATGTACAGTTGTTTGTAGGGAGAAAATGTAATGCAGGATTATTTTTTTGAGTCTTTGAAGTTACAACGAATTGATTTATTTATTAAATTAGTCGCATCTAGTGATTGTAGTGAAGATGAAAAGAGTTTAGCGATCCAGTGGGTGTCTGAGCTGACCGACGAGCTCATGAAAAAGGTCAGAACCCACGAATATGCCCGCTCTATGGAAGTTTCTGAGTAAAAACGTTATGAGAATGGATATAGCCATCAAATCAACTCAGTTAATGCCGATAAGATAGTAAAGAGGCCGCCGCGCTTTTTTAAATATCAAGGCTCTTGAAAATGAAACTTCATGTAGTGCCTACTTTTATGAAGGGGCACTACATGTGCTCATCAGTATGCGTTAAGACAGAAACATCTTGCGCAATTGATGTCAATGAACTTAAGTTAAGTAACGCAACCAACACGCAGAATGATTGTCCTATTCGTAAGGCATTTGCCGTTGTTGTTGCTGGTGTCGAAGTGTACACTTCCGCGCCATCTAGAAGGAGGGTGGGTTATGTCAGGCATCACCGCATTTACTTTGGGTAATCCCATTGAACGTTTGGCTAGAGTTCTGAAAGAGAACCAAGACAAGCTCAACTTGAGTCGAGATGGGTTTGTGACCGTTGATTTGTCAAACGAGGAGACACTAAAAGCTATCAAAAATCAGGTAGATAAGCTTGAAGGTGTCAAAACGAGCACTGTTAAAACAAGAAGTTTCAGAAACAGATAATGGCTACGTTACTTTTAGCTGTCATTCTTGTTAGTGGTTTTGTGTACGTTAACCTCTCACTTTCAACGCGTTACAGATATAAGCGTTCCAATGGTTGGGACGCTTATTTTTTTGTCGCTGCGTGGGGGATTGTCTTTTTTCTAGCTGGTGGGCTCCTGACTTTCATACTAAATTTTAGTGGTGGATTCCGTTTCGTTTCCAATCTGTTAAAACTTACTCCAGAAAGTTTCAGTGGGATGCTATCCACCACAACCGACAAAGCCCAGAGAATCAATGAAATCAAACAGATAGCGTGGGTTGTGATTTCTATTTTGCTGGCGGCTCTTTTTGGCTGGTTGAATAAAAGGCGTACGTCGAAAGGTGATCGCCGATGGGATGCGCTAGCAAAAGCTGTAGGAAACAACGTTTTTGAATCACTGCTAATGGAAGCATCGGCAAGACAATTCCCTATTATAGTTACGCTGTCTTCTAGAAAAATTTATGTAGGATTGGTTACTTGTCCAGCGCTTGAGAATGGTTCATCAGAGCATCTTGCAATACTCCCTATGCTCAGTGGATACCGGGATAAAGATGACCTAACAATTAGTATCACAACTAATTACTATCAACATTACCTCGACAGCGGTGTGATTGGTGGTATGTCTCGCCTAAATATACAAGATTTTCGTGTGTTAATACCCAAAGATGAGGTAGAAACGATTTCGTTCTTCGATACAGACACATACAACAAATTTAAAGAAGATGAAGAGCGCGATAAGAAAGACTCAAGTAAATTAGGTAATAAAAAACCATTTGTACGTAGGAAAAGAGCCCAAAGCGGATCAGATGATAGTAGTGCATGACTATGCTGCATGAATTCGCATGATCCCAAAAGGATCGTTTACCCTCTGGCCCGCCAATACTGGCGGGCTTTTCCATAGGTCATGCACCTGCATGAAAACCACTACTTAAAGCGGGCAGGCGTGGCGGGGCTACGAGCGCGCGCCAAGTCTAAATACCTATCGCTGAGCATTGTCGGTGAAGTATTGAATGGGCAAAGAAACAGTATCTTTTTAAGTTTTGTAAGGATAGATTCCACTTGTATTTGGCTACTATATGCTCACAAAAAATCGAGCAGCTAAACACGAGTGTGTTCAATTTGGTCACTCGCAGGTGTTTTTTCTTCATTCTTATTTCCTTTAGAGCTAAGTTACTGTATTTTTTATAAAAGCACGTATTTTTAATTGATTTCCCACGTGAAATTCTTCCTTCAATATTAAAATTCTGATTCATACGAGGTCGTCATGTTTTCTGGACAATGGGTGGGTACTTCTTCTTTTGGTTCATTCAAAGGAGAGTGTTTGATAAATATCGAGCCTAAAAATGATGTATTAGGATGTTACGCTTATTTTTTTTCAGGCTCCGTGTCTTATCCATCGTCATGTGTGTATTTTGAAATGCCTACATCTGGAGACAACCACAAGCTCAATGTTTCTAATATACAGGTCATGAGTTCTGATTTCCTTGCTCAGCCTATTCATTCAACTAAAGATTATATAAGTAACAATTATGGCGGTATAGACTTTCCTGAGAGCGCGATTTTTGAATTATCTTTCGATGGCGATGTATTGAATTTATTGATTACTCCCAGTGTTGGAAGCGTCATATATTGTGTCTTGGAAAATAAATGTAATAAAAGCTACTCATCTATAGGTATTGATATGACATGGGTAGATTTTAAGAGTTTCGTGAGTAGTGTTGATTACAGGAATGTGGCATTCAGAGGTCAGGCCCATAATTGGCCTTTAAGAACATCATTCCACAGGAATGGTAGGTATGATGTACAGGTATATATGAATGATGATATACCTTTGTTGCACAGACATATATCTAGTATGACAAAGCACTATTTCAATTTATCGGATCCAATACATAACGGTGCATTCATAAATTTGCTCCAGCACCATGGTTATCCTACACCTTTACTCGATTGGTCTTACTCACCTTATGTTGCTGCTTTTTTTGCGTTTAGCAAGCTAACGCAGGATGAAATTGATAATAGTGATGATTCAAGGAAAGCGAGAATTTTTGTATTTGAATTGGATAAGTGGAGAAGGGAGGTTTGGCAGTTTAGTAACCCATTTGATTGTAGGCTAAATATTTCAATAGGGGAGTATTTAACATTGAATAATCCGAGAGCGCTGCCACAACAGGCGTTAACTACTTTTACTAATTGCTGTGATATGGAGGGGCATCTTTATAAGTGCGGGGGAGAGACGAATAGATATCTTAAGGCGATAGATATTCCTATAAAAGATGCAAGGAACGCTATGCGTGATTTAGCGATGATGGGAATCACATATGGTGCATTATTCCCAGGGATTGATGGTGCTTGTCAGGATTTTAAGGAAATAAAATTCCCTCGAACTTAATTATTTACAATGAAATTGAAAGCCAAAGTGGAGTGGTGTTCTGGCTTTCAATTTTTTGGCTAATTAAGTTTGTACTCTTTAAAATCTATTACCTTTTCTCCCAACCATTCATTCAATTCTTTCATTCTTTCTTGTAATGGGCTGAGTTCATTCCGTACGAAAACCATGCTAGCCTTCTCTATATCCCCGAACCCGCCGGTATTGTTGGGAATAATCCCCATTAGCTGCGGCGGCACGCGATGCACGGCCAGCATGTCATCGCGCGACACGTTTTTAATATTCAGAAACTCATCTTTGGCCGCCACCTCTGACAGCGGGATGATCTGAATGCCGTCTTTCTTCCCGTTCGGGCTGTACATAAACAGATTACGGAAGTTACCAGGCCCTTTTGCACTTTTCATGGCGCTGCGGATGTTGTCAACGTCCTGCTGACTCTGCGCGGGGTCGGTCATGTACATGATAAAACCCGCATGACTGCCATTAATGTAATACTTGCGGCGAAACAGCGTGGCCGACTCATTCAGCAGCGCGGACGGTATGGCTGACAGGTAGCCCGGTACGCCGTAGATTTCCTGATTGATGTCCGGCTCCATCAGGTGGAACACGCTGCCCTTTGTAAACTCATACGGCTCGGAGTTAAGGCCGTAGTGCGCATACCAGTAGGTGTCGAGGTCAAGCCCGCGCCGCGTGTATTTGGCAAGCGATGGCTCAAGTTTCAGCGTAGTGCCGAGGCGGCTGGTGCGCTTCTCCAGATACGCGTTGGCAAACACCAGGTAATCCATCGCAAAGCGGGTAAAAGCCTGCTGACTTAAAAGCGGGTGCGGGATAAAGGTGCTAGCCAGAATGTTGCACTTAACACTGATGGGTGAGCTGTGATGCACGGCGGCGCGGAACGTGCGCGCCAGCCCGTCAACGCTTACCGGCGGCTCATACCAGCGATCGTTGATGACGCATTCTACATAGTCCAGCAGTTCGCGCCGGTCGAGTACCGGGATCGGGTCGCCAAAGGTAAATGCCTCCGAGGCGGCTGTGCTGGTCATCTGTTCCGGCTGCTGCACGGGCTGCGTGCGCGTGCGGTTCCTGCGTCTGCTCATTAATACATCTCCACAATATTTTGCGTATGTGCCGCCTGTCCCTGCAGCGGCTCGTTTGCCAGCGCGTGCATGGTCGCCCAGGCTAGATCGCCGTGGCTGACTTCCTCGCTGCGGCTGGTTTCATAGGTCGGACGGTTGCCGCTGGCCGTGGTGGCCTTACGGATGGACATAAATGACTGCGCGATATCCAGGTGGCTGGCGTCAAACTCCATTCGCCCGCTGCTGATGGTGTCGTAGGCTTTAAGTACCAGGGCATTTTTCACCGTCGGGTTGTAAACAAACTCTTTCACCTGCGGGAAAAAGGCTTTCACGTTCTCATAGACGCCGAGGCCGACGCCGGTCGAGTCGATGCCGATATAGGTCACGTTGTACTGCTGCGTAAGGGTTTTGATGGCGTCGGCCTGCGCGCGGAAATCCATCCCGCGCCACTGGTGCCGCTCAAGGATGCGGAACTTACCGCCCGGCACGGCTGGCGGGGCAATCACCACGCAGCCTGCGCTGTCGCCGTTCTGCGTGCCTTTTGCCGGGTCGTAACCGATCCAGACCTCCTTCCAGCCGAACGGGCGCAGCGCCAGCGCTTCGAAGTCGTCCCACACTTCCCAGCTGTCCACCATGCACTTCTGCAGCATGGCAAGCTGGAACACTGAGGCGAGGTCATCCATAAACACGCACATCAGCAGGTTTTGATAGTCTTCCGGGCTGTAGCGCGTGCGCAGCTGCTCCAGGTCGAACAGGTCACATCCGCCGCGTACGGCATCCTCAACGGTGACAATCTGGCGAAACTGGCCGTCGGCACAAAGGCGGCCGGCGGCAAGCGACGCGTGGCTTAAATCAATATCAACCCGGTCGGCTTTGGTGCGGCCCTTGTTAAACTGCGCGCCTGACCAGAACGGATAGGCGCTGTGCATGAGGCTGGACGGCGTGGAAAAGTAGGTTTCGCGCCATTTCTTGTGCAGCGCCATGCCGGAGGCGACTTTCTGCAGTTCCTGAAATTTCGGTATCCAGAAATATTCGTCAAGGTACAGGTTGCCGTGGTAACTCTGCGCCGTGCGGGCATTGGTGCCGAGAAAGTACAGGCACGCACCGTTAGCCAGCGTCATCGGGTCGCCTTTCAGGTCAACGTCCGCCTCGCGGGCAAACTCTACGATGTACTGCTTGAATACGTGCGCCTGCGCTTTACTGGCCGAGAGAAAAATCTGGTTGCGCCCGGTGGTGAGCGCATCGATCAGCGCCTCACGGGCAAAAAAGAACGTCGCCCCGATCTGGCGCGATTTCAGCAGGTTGCGGACGGCGTATTTATTGCCCGCTTCCCACCACTGACGCTGGTAGCCGAACATCGTGCTGTGAAAGATGTCCTGCAGCTTTTCGATCTGCGCGTCGCTGAATACGTTTTTTTCAGGCGGTTTGCGCGGGCCTCTGTTGCGGTTTTCGACATTGGGGTTTAAATCTGCCTCATTGCCGCCGTTGTTAAATTTCCCGATGCGCGCATGGCGCTCTGACTGCCGGGCCAGCAGGTCAATTTCTTTGTAGTCCTTTCCTTCCTTCACCTCTTTCATGACCAGCTGACAGTAACGCG